TTGCATCAAAATTATCAATAACGGTAGCGCTTTCAATTCCAGTAATAGTGTTTTCATTATTACCGTAGCTGCCAAGATCTGTGGCTTGAGCAGAAGTACTATCAATTAGATCAACATAATCTTGTTCCGTGGGCCTATCACCCGTTTGGAACTTTGTCTTTACTGTGGAAAGTGGTAGTCTGGCCATAGCCAAATTATAACATATTATTACAATAAATCTAATTTAAACATAGAGTTATTGTTCCAATAAGACAATGTTTGATTTCTACAGCTTGTATGTATAGTATTTACATGAGATTGATTTAAAGATGACTCAAATTGAGTAGTATATGTAAAAAGCGGTATTGAGTAGCAAAGGCTTCCAGTATAAACTACGCCCTCTGGAACTGATAAATTTCTATTTCTACTAAAAGTATATTTGCCATCAACCAGATATTTATTTACCAACTTTTCAGCAAAAGGTCTTTTTATCAAATATACTGCTGCACACCAATCCAAACTTTCTCTTAAATGAAGTCTATTATTGATTATAAAGTTATTTGTTATGGCAAGTTGAAGAATGTCATATTTTTTATTTACCGCATCAAAAAAATCTTTCCAACTAAAATTCCAAAAGTCTACAGTTTCAAGGCTTATATCATCTTCCATAATAATTGCATACTCTGTATCTGATGTTTCTAGCCAATAGCGGATAGCCTTAAGATGTGACATACCACAAGATATCTCATTTTTTGAAACGGTGAGTTGATCAAGATTATTTATTAATTGACTTAAATCTTCTTTTGACCCATCTATACCATTTACGAAGGTATAATCTGATACTCCATATTTTATAAAATGATCTTGAATATATGTTTTACGATCTAAAGATCTTTCCATATTAATAACATAAATAGGGCCAAAACCATCAAGCTTACTTGAACCAATATGTTCCAACATGCACCACCTTTGCATAAGGAGCTAAATAAATCTTTCCTCCAATAGATCTCCACATTTTACAAAAATTATAATCTTCTGAAAGTAAACGATTTGATTCTGGATCTACCTCTGTTCTCCAAAAATCGTATATGGTTTCTCCATATTGTATTCCAGAACTGCTGTGTTGATCAGATCTATATGATGGTGTGTGCTCTTTTAAACTTTGAAATACATTTCTACTTATAAGCATTAAACCAGTTCCTATGTAATCAACTTCAACAATACTGTTTGGATTTTTCTTATACTCTTCTTTTTGTGCTTCTGATATATTTACATTATAAATTGCTGTGTGATTTGATAAATCTTCTTTATTTTGTAAAACAGCCTTTTTTACTGATTCCCAATTTATACCTTTCATTGGAACTGCTGCACCTATAATGTCAACATTTTCTTCTATCATTTTTACTACGCCATCAGCATTAAAACCTTGATCTGAATCAATAAAAAGTAAATAGTCATTTCCAGTTCTTAAAAATAACTCTGTCAAAGTATTTCTTGCTCTTGTAATCAATGACTCATTAGATAAATCAGTATAGTTAACCCTATATCCTTTTTGACCTAATAAATTAGTTAAAGATAATATGCTTTTTAAATATGCCCCATGACACACGCCACCATACATTGGTGTTGCAATTGTAATACTTTTCATAACCACCCTTTATAATATATAGTTAGTATACCCAATAATCTGCAAAGGAATTGGTGGAACATTATTTGGACCATACCCAGGAATCTGTATTGCAGTAAGTTTAATTCTAAAAGGCAAAGTTTGCTCTATTAGAGATATTCTTTTTCCCGTCCTAAATGACGTATTTATATCGTTTTCTTGCTCTATTCTAATAGTTCTAATTGGTTTTTTCTCATATAGAGTTACGCTTGCCATTACGCAGTAACATCCTCAAGAATTGTCATTTTACCCTGTGCCACAGTCCAAACTATTTCATCTGATGGCAAAGATACCTCTATATCCCAAATATCATTTGTCTGAAGAGTTGTTGTTTGTGCGGCAGTTAGTGAAACTGTAAACTCTCCAACCTCATCGTCTGCATCGGGTGCTGGTGTTAAAGTATATAAAAGTGTTGCAGTATCTGTTATTTGTCCTGGAACAACTGGACTTGTGGTTGGTCTTTTAATTTGCATAGATATTGTCCAGTCGCCAATAGTTAATGGCTGTCTTTCATCATCAGTTAAATATACACGAAAAGCTGCTGTATCACCACGAACTACCGTCCAATTGACGTATGGTGGTCTTTCACCAATATTGTATGTTCCAGAACCAGATCCACGAAATGTTGCCATTTATTCCTCTTTCAAACAATTAAGTCTTTATATTATATCATCAAATGAAGTTGACTCACAAGTAATATTTATGTTATACTAGGTGTATGACACCGTTAAGGTGTCATAACTGTTTCTAGGAGGAAAACTTGAGAGACAATAAAATACTATCAGGGGTAATGATTATGGTGCTTGCATTTGCTATTTTGACCAATGGGAAAGAAATATCATTTGCTGACCGTAACAACTTGCTAATGAAAGAATCCATTGATGTTAGAGCCACCCAAAAAGTGGCTTCTTTGGTTTCTAAGAGAGCAAAGAGTAAAGCAATACTGAAGAAGTATGAAAATGCTCATAGTTTGACCGATAGACAATTGGTTGAATTACTTAAGGCTGTTGGGTTTAAAGGGGAGGGTCTAAAGACTGCTTGGGCTGTTGCCAAAGCTGAATCTAATGGTCGCCCATTTGCCTTTAATGGCAATGCTAAAACAGGCGATAGCTCTTACGGTATATTCCAAATAAATATGATTGGAAACTTAGGTCCAGACAGACGAGATAAGTTTGAACTTGGTCTAAATGCCGAGCTTTTTAGCCCAGTTAAAAACGCCAAAATTGTATATCATATGACAAAAGGCGGCAAAGACTGGAGTTCGTGGTCATCTTATAAAAAAGGTGCTACGTATAAATGGAAAAAGAAGTTTAACTCACTAATGAGCTAAAACTTTGTATTGTTGATATGGCTGATTTCTATTTGATTAATATTAACATGGCTTGGCAAAGATGCCACCCAACAAATAGATTCAGCCATATCTTCTGCAGTTAGCGCATTGTCTTTTTTTTCTATTTGAGTATCTATAGTTCCTGGACAAATTTCACTAATTTTTATACCATATTGAGGAAACTCAAGTCTCATAGTATCTATAAGGCCTCTTTCTCCCCTTTTAGCATTTGTATAATTACCTCCAGAGCGATAAGGAATTTTTCCAGCTAAGGAAGTTATAAATATTATAGTTGCAGATTCAGATTTCTTTAAAAATGGAACAAATAGCTTAGACATATACATAGGACCTACAACATTAATATCATAAGCTCTTCTAAAATTTTCTGGATCTTCGTCTATAATGTGTGTTGGTGATGCTCCGCCGCCAGCATTATGTACAAGTAGATCTAGCGTATCGTATTCATATTGTTCAAAAAATATTTTAATGTCTTTAAAATTTGTAATATCAAGATGATAAGGTTTAATATTTGGATGATCAAGCTCTAATATTTTTGATAAGTTTCTAGAAATAGCAACAACAAAATATCCATTGTCTGCCAAACATTTTACTGTGGCAAATCCGACACCTTTGCCAGCTCCTGTGACTATGGCTTTTTTCATATATCTACATCATTGGTTTTGAACCATTGAAATCCATATTATTGTGGATCCAATGACCTGGAACCATATATTTAAATCCAGTTTTTACAACATGTGCAGTATGATAATATGGAGCAGAAGAAGGAAATATAATAATGCTTCCAGCCTTTGGTTTAATACCAAATGCTATTTGATTATTTTTTACAGCTTCATCATAATCAAGGCTAGGAGATGGAACAGAGTTGACATCCTCATATGGTGATAACAAAAACGAAATCTCTCCTCCCTCAAAGTCATCATTAAGATACATAACTAGTGAATAGCGAAGAGTCTTGTCTCCATCAAGTTGATCATAGTGAGATCCCATTCCTATTCCAGCTTTATATTTTTTAATATTAAACACTGGAAATAATCTTGGTTGATCAAAATCTCCGAGGCTTTCTGCATAATCTTTAGAAACTTCCCAAAATGATTGCATGATTGTTTCATATACAAACATCATTTTACTTCTTAGTGGTTCTGGAAAATCCTCTATTTCTTTATCATTAAATGTTTTAGTTACTCCATAAATAAAATCTTTATCATTAGATGCAGTCCAATCTAGCCAAAGAGAGGAACCGTTTGATTGCTCTATAGCATCTATTTCATCTATAGTTGCCATTAATTTTTCAAAGTCTTTAACACCCTCTGGATAATAATAAACCTTTTCTTCTAAAATTTCTTTATTCATCTTAATCTCCTTTTAATATTTATTATTTTCGTAGAAGTCTTTAACTTTAATAAAACCAACTAGAACATACCTTATTGGTCCATCGCCAACATGCCTGACTCCATGCTCATATTCTTTTATCCCTGGAAAAATAAGTAATGATCTTTTTTTAGGTTTCATTTCTATATTTTTATTTGGAAAAAATATTTCTCCATTAGTATATTCTTCATTAAGATATAAAATTGCAGCGTATCTAATTGATGGATCAGTATCTTGATCAGTATGTGATTTTAATTCAACGCCTGTTTGCATTCTTTGTATAGTTGCAAGGCCACTTAATACAAGGCTACTATCTTCTTTTTCAACTAAAACATTTAATCTATCATAAATAATATGCTGAATTTCTTCTTTTTGAATATTTAAATTTTTATCTTCCCAGTTTTTTGTTATTTCAAATTTTCCTTCAGCAACAAGATTTTCTACATCATCTCTTCCAAACTTTGTCATACAAAATCTTTTTAAATTACCTAAATATTCTTTATGCCACGCCTGCTCTTCGGTATTATTAATAATATCTAAAACAATATCAAGTTCTTCTTTAGAAATAAAATTATCAATCATTAAGATGTTGTCATCAATTTTTTTAACATCAAAACCAGAATTTATCAATGCTCTTTCTAAAAAAGCTTCCATATTACTTTAAATCCTCTACCCTATATTTATTTCCATTTTTATCAATTTTATATCCTTCTTTTAATAAGTTCTGCCATTCTTCTTTTTCTATTTTTTGTGCATCTCTTACCTTTTGCATTTCTTCTTTCCATGCGGCCCTTAATTCTTCTGGATACGCATCTTCTTCTCTATCATCCCAAAAAGATCCTAGGGTATACCGAACACCTTTTGTAATCAATGTTACTTCATGCATATTTTCGTAGCTTCCATTAAAAGCTGCCAACAAACCAGTTTTAGGAGCTATCTCTACATCTCTATCTGGAAATCTTAGCAAACCACCTTCAAAATCATCATTTAAATATAAAAATGCTGCATAACGACTTCTTTCAAAAGCACCAAAGTTTCCATGTTCATCGGTGTTATCAGAATGAATTCTTGCATAGGCTCCAGGCTCCCACTTTTGTGTGTGATATCCTATTTGAACAACTTTTTCTTCTGGAATATCATGAACTGATGCAACAGCTTTTATAATGCCGTTTTTAATATCAGAAAATATAGTTGGAGAAAGACCAACCTCTTCTAACTCTGGATCATTATCTTGTGGCAAAATTGAAGAGTATGACTCATAAAAAGATATTGGTGTCCAAGACAGTTTTTCTAAAGATGCTTGTTTTTCTAAAGCGTCAATAATTTTTTTAGACTCTTCTTCAGTTATAAAATTTTCATAAATAACAAGGTCTTTGTTTACTCTTATTTTATTTTCAAGATTCATTTATTTCATAACCTCCCTCAATATGCCCTCTTGCTGGATGTTCACTTTCATATTGCTTATACATTTTATCATATATAATTTTCCACTCTTCTTTACCATATTTATTTATTCCATCGTGCCATTCAGATGATCCAGAAGAGTATTTTTTCCAATACATTCTTGACAAATACTTATTGTTTCCACCATTTAAACCAAGAACTGCATGCAGATATACATTGTTATCTTCAGTAAGCATGTCTGGGTGACCAGAAGGGAAAATAAGAATATCGCCAGCTTCTGGTTTATAGGTTAATAATTTATTTCCTATTGCAAACTGTATTTCTCCACCTTCATAATCATCATTAAAATATGTCAAAACGGTAATAGCAAACTTCCACCCTTCGGAATCCATTGGCTCTCTTATAAAATCAGAATGATAAAACATTGCTAGACTTTTTTTATCAACTTTATTTAAAGGATAGTTTTTATCATATTTTGCTATTGACGGACCAGATATCTGCCAAAGCATTTCATTGCCGTCGTTTTTATTTTTTACCATTGTTTCAAGATCTATGTCAAGATTATATTTTTTAAAATAATGATAAGATGTTGCATAAAAATTATTATAAATTTCCATTAAAAAATCTTTATGAATTTTTTCATTTTCTGTTTTTGGATCAATCTTTTCAAGTCCTCTATATCTAAGATCATCTGATGGTGAATATGTAATTGGATGAATATACTCTCCAAAATAAGACCACTTTTCCCATTTGCCGATTAAACGATCTTCATCATTGCTTGTAGATTGTTCTAAAACATTAAAAGTATTTTTAATATCTTTATAAGTATTTTTGTAAACGACTATATATTTATAAAGTTCTTTATGCTCTAAATCTAAATTATAAAGATCTCTATACATTTTATGGTTTCTTTTCTCCAGTGTGCTCTATAATTTCCCAAAAAAATGGACAAGTATATCTTAACCCACTCTTAACAACACTAACACCATGAATATAATTTTTATCACCTGGGAAAAAGTATGCTGCACCTTTTTTTGGTTTAAATTTTACATCTTGTAATGGAAAGTATAACTCCCCACCTTCATAGTCGTCGTTTAGGTAAAACAAACTTGATAAATCATAACATGGAAAATCATTGGGAAGTCCAGCATCTGGACCATCATGTAGTTCTTTATCTGCATGGGGATTTTGAAATTGACCAGGCAGCCATTTTACAATTGTTTCTCCTGTTGGAATAACTCTTACTTTATAAAAATCTTCAATGATAGGTTTTAATCTTTGAAACAACCCTGAAATAACTGGGCCAATTGAAGGATCATTTTTATCTAAGGATGGTCTTGTTGCTACACGATCTTTCCAATAATTTGCATCATATATTACTGTACCATTTTCATTTGTGTGACTTTCTGTAACATCCCATATGGTTATAGATTTTGCAGCATTTTCTAAAAAGTCAATCTCTTCTTGAGTCATAAAATTTTCTAACTCAACAATCATATCTTTACTACTGCCGAACCATCCAGAGGGGGTAATGGATACCTTTTTTTCCATTTTTGAATTCATTGCATTATTCATATTAAGATTATACCATTTTCTTTATTTTATTTACTTCTATTATCTTTTACAGAAAGTTTTAAAGCTTTTACCTCATGGGTTCCTAGTGGTTGATTATTTTCATCAACTGCATTTCTATACCAGTCTGTCCACTCACCCTTCATATTCATTTGTTGAGACGCTTCTCCGTATGACGCATTTTTTTCTCTACGTACATTTCCTAAATCAACATAGTCATACATTTCAATAGATGTATTATCTAAGGATGTCAAAGAAATTGGGATAATTGTAGCAATTGGGGTTCCAGATTTAATAACAACTTCTTCATTTGATCTTTTTGCTTTAATTGCTAATGGATAATCTTTATCATAGAATGATGTGCTAATCAATGACGACATTGTTTCAAAGTCATCATTAAAATAATTTACTGGATTAATAGTTAGCATGCTAACATTAACATCTGTTCTAAATATCAAACCAGTGTTTAAACTTACAGTTGATTGTCCTCTTCCAGTATGACAAAATTCAGATCCCTCTGTTACTGTAACATTGTTTGAAGAAGTATCATTAATTCCATTCCAAATAAATTTAAGATCTTTTTCTAAAAATAAGTTCCAACCAATCATGTTGGCTTGTGTTACTGGAAAACACCTGTAGGCATGCCTATCTGAAGTAGCATCCATCCAATCTCTTTTAATTGATGCTGGAGTAATGCCTACAATGCTTCCATTAATTTTTTCAACTGAAATGTTTAACATTAGTCCTCATCTGGCCTATACATATCTGGAGTATGAAACTTTTTATTGTAATCTAACATTGTAACAATAGAATACTTAGTTCCAGAATGAACTGGCATTGCACGATGTGGATACATAAAGTTTGATGGAAAAATAAAAAGATCGCCAGCATCTGGTTTAATATTTAGATTCTGTAATCTAAAATAAAGCTCTCCACCCTCATAATCATCATTAATATATGCGACTAAAGAAACAGTACAATTATAGGAAAACCCATGATCATGATGCTCTTGAAAGTGTTGTCCTGGGCCATACTTAATAAAGTTAAATGCTTCCCAATACTTAAGATCCATAATATTAAATTGAGCCCTATAATCTTCTACTGCTGGAAATTTAACATCATAAACATCTTGCCAAAGGGACTGAAGGGCTATAGATGTTTCACTAGTATCTTGTTCTATGTCAGTCTTTTTAAATTTAAAATCATTACAATCTCTATAAAGAGGCATTAGCTGTTTATAGCCAACATATGCTGGCATCCACCTATACCTCTCTTCACTATCAACAGGACTTAGCAAGGATTCAAGCCTATTGATTACATCAATTTCTTTTTTAATAACATTCTTATACACTATAATTCCGTGTCCAAGATCTTGCTTATCTGTCCAAGTTGTTTTCATATTTACCCCTTTTACTTATACTCTCTTCTAGACCAAACTTTATTTTTGTACACACCGCCGTCTGGTTGACGATAGAACAATATGTTTTTATTAATTTTATCATATATTTCATACTCAGTCTGTATGACTACATCATGCTTCCAATCTTCTCTTTTAAAAGGAAGAATTTGCATATATGGAGTTCCAGCTGGAATCGTTCCTTCCCATCCTTCAATAATAAAAAATGGAAAAGTTCCAGATAAAAATACTTTATCATTATCAACAATTCCAGTTGTATTTAAAAATGGTAAATCAAATCTATTCATAGGACTCATATATACACAGCTATACCCCTCTGGTAGCTCTAAGCCCCAATCTGGATACCAGGCAAAGTGTTCTTTATAATATCCCATAGGGTGTTCAAATTGATCCATTGGGGGTCTTCTGGTACAGAAATCTTGATGTCGTGGGTCATCAACTTTTACATCAATTTTGCCATATTGATCTTTAAAAAAAGTTAAATCACAAGGAGTTTTAAAAACATATCCAGTTGAAAATCCATCCATTAATGCTGGACAAGCTTTCCACGTTGGAATTTTGCCATAGTCGTCTGCCGTTCCTTCTTTTGGAAATGGACACATTTCTTTAGGAGCCTTAGCATATTCTCCAGTATGGTAATTTTTTACAAATCTATCGGCATCTCTATACCATTTTGGAATAACGGATATAGATGTTGCAGGAACAGATGAACTTTTTGTATTTAACCACGGTCTATATGATTTAAATTTAATTAAATTAAATATTTTATTTTTTTCTTCAGACACTTTAATGACCTTTGTGGTGTAAATCATTATAATCTGTCATTATTACAACAGAATATTTAATTCCAGAAAAGACTTCTAGGGATGCATGCTCATAAACATAATTTGAAGGGAACATGATTATGTCTCCAGCTTGAGGCTTTACAACTAATCCTTGTCTTGTGAACTCAATTTCTCCACCTTCATAATCATCGTTTAGATAAACTACTGCTGAAACGGTGCAAGCATAATATGGACCATGATCTCCGTGTATCTTAAAATATTTTCCTGGCATATACTTTACAAAATTAAAAGCTTCTTTATAGTGCATCTTTAGATGCCATAGCGATTCATAATGATTCAAACAAACATCTAAGGCTTTATCTACTTTAAAATGAATATCACGCAACGCTTGATTTTCTGGTAAATGTTTGCCAAGATTTTCTGGTTTAAATTTTAAATCAACACAATTTCTTACATCATCAACATTTTGACTTTCATTAACTTGTGCGCCAGACCATTGTATGCCTGGTATATTCTTAGCAATCTCTGATTCAAGGGTGTTAATGATATATTCACAATCATTTTTTTTAATTGCATTTCTATATAAATTAATTCCATAATCTAAATTAATTGCTACGGTTCCGTCTGGCAATGTAACATCTTCAAGTCTTTTCTTTGTAGTTTCTGTTCTTGGAAGATCAGTCCAATTCACCATTACCCCCTTTTTCTTCATCAATGATATCATACTTTTGTCTTTTAGGCAATTGATGATCTTCAAAAACATTGCCATAAACATCTTTACCCAAGTAATAGTCTCTTCCGACCCTATTCGGTAAATACTGCTCTATTTCATTTCTTTTATAAGCAAAGTCCATTGAGGCTTGAAGCTCTTCTGTATATTCATCTTCTGAAACAATGCTTTCAAAATTTTTTAAATTAAAGCCATCTGCATAATATCTTGGAATTGGGATAAAACCAGACAACGGGTCACCTTTTTTAAAATGTGTTTCAACATTTGGCTTTTGAAGCTTTAAATTAAATGTAAAAAACCATCTTAAGTTATCTGTTTCTATTACCCCGCTCATAACAGTTACATTTTCTATAACTATGTTTGGTGGATTTATAGTCATTAAATTTACTCCAGGTGGCGTTCTAAGCTGAAATGGATATGTTAGTGTTATTATTCCAGATCCGAATCTTGAGTCAACTTTTGGGTATAAGTTTTTATCGCTATCTAATAATTTTATAGTTACACTATCACGATTTTGCGTTCCGTCCCAAATTGCAGAAAAATCAAATTCAGACTTAACATAGAATCCATAAGCATTTGCAATACTTAAAGGAAGGCACCTATAAAAATGTGATGTAAACCAATCTCTTTTTATATCTAGATTACCTACAAATTTATTTATATCATTTCCATCGTACTCAGATCTATCAAAAAAATAGGCAATAGTCTTATCAGGAATTTTATTCATTTTCCCACTTCTTTTAAAACTAAAATAGCTAACCCAATAGTACCATAAAAGATACTACTGGGCTAGCTCTATGTATATTTTACCAAGGTCCAAAGTACGGGCCGAAGCTTGGTGGGAAGAACGGGAAGCTTGGCGGGAAGAATGGAGATGGTGGGAAGTAGAGGAAGTACGGGAAGTACGGGAAGAACGGTGGGAAGAACGGGAAGCTTGGCGGGAAGAATGGAGGGAAGAACGGTGGGAAGAACGGGAAATATGGAGGGAAGAATGGAGGGAAGAATGGTGGAGCAACTGGAGTAACGGAGTTGGATGCAGCAGATGCATCAGAAGTTTCAATGATTGTTGCGCCTTGTTTATTTCTTAATCTTACTGTAAAAGTATATGCTGTTCCGTTTGATAATCCAGTAACTGTAATTGGTGATGCTGCGCCAGTCGCTGTAATATTTCCTGGAGAAGATGTTACAACATATTCTGTTCCTGCTGGCTTTCCTAAATATGCTGGAGCGGTAAATGTAACAGATGCTTGTGCATTTCCTGCAGTAGCTGATCCTATTGTCGGTGTTCCTGGTTTACGGCCACCCGAAGAACCAGATCCTTTTAGTTTCTGTGACATAGCTGCATCTCCTCCTAAAAACCACTAAGCCTTCTATGACCTTTATTATATATCCTTATTTTAATAATGTTTAAATTATGAAACTGAAACATATATAGACCTAATTTTAGCCTGACAAGGGTTGTCTGTTCTTATTTGTGGTATTCCACCAAAGGTGTGGAAATTTTTATTATTTATAAAAATTGTCTGTTCGCAAGAAAACTCATAAGAATATTGATATTTTAAAGACCCTATAAAAGTAACTGGGGAAACTGATTCATCAAAAATCAATGTTCTAAACCAAACCTCTGTATTGTTATAAAATGTTTCAATGTCTACATAATAAATTATTTTTACAACTGCTCCAACGTTAAGATTTTTAAAGTTTAACCTTCTTGCTTGACTGTTCCAAAGTGATACATGCCCCCTAGGTAAAAAATGTTCACTGGTGTCTTTTCCTTTTGCATCAATATATAGACTTACCCAGCCATCCTCCCCAGCATCAACTCCAGTTGACTGTTCTTTTACATCAAGATTTTGATAATATGCCCACCCAAGATTTTGTTCTGATGGAGATAAGATGCTAACTCCATCTTTACCGTCTTTGCCATCTTTTCCTTTATCACCTTTTGGCCCTGGTGGTCCCTGAATACCCTGTGGGCCTTGCTCTCCCTTAGGTCCCTGAATACCCTGTGGCCCCTGTGGTCCTGGTACTGCAATAAAGTTTGTAGATTGATCAGCAGACTCTTTTACCTGAGCTGCATAGTTTGTTTTTTTATTATATGGAGAATCCATGTTTTTGGATATAGCCATATTTTTCTGCTACCGCTTAACTTTAAATTTTGTATTGTTAATTTTTACAATTGGTGGAATTTTATTTTGAAGATTAGTAACTTTAACTATCATTATATGCTCCCTGGAGTTACATCACCGAGAACACATATAGTTCCAATTACTGGCGACCAGGTGATAAGGCCGTCTTCATCATCAATTATTACCTGTAAATCAAATGCTAACTCTGCTACAACGCTTCTATAAGAAGATCCCCAGTTTGCAGTAACTTCAGATAATGCCCTTACAATAACATACCCTTCATGAACCTCAACCTCAAGTTCATCTAAAACATCTGCAGATCTATCATATGCCGTTGCAGCATATGTCCAATCTGATGTATCAAAATAGGTGATTTCATCATTTTCAAGAAAATCAACCCTAAATGTAGCTGTGTCTCCACGAACTACCGTCCATTGAATATTTGCTGGGGTAGCACCAAATTTTTCTATAGCTGGTGAGCACATATTGAGATTATACCATAATAAAAGGCCAATCCCCGTCAGGGGCAGTGGGGTGGGCAAGAGCAACCTAACGGGGACCAGCAAATGAATTATAACATTTGTTTATTATAAAATAGATAAACTAACTAAAAACTTTTAAACCAGGTGTAATAGGGTATTGTTATAAAATTGTTATAAAAAAAGTGTCAAAAGACTTGACAACCAGGAAACATGTGTGTATAATTTAAATATATAAAGAAAAAAGATATATCTAATATATTATATATCTTATATATTATATATAGTATATAAGTATATCAATAAAATTTCCAGTTATTTCTTTTAGCTAATTCAAAGTATTTTATTTCATCAAATTCTAATTGAACTGTGTAATCTGAGTTGTACTTGTACTCATTTCCTAAATGCGATCCATGAAATGCACACCTTATGCCAAAATCTATATACTTTTCATTTTTTACAAGTTCTCTTGAAAATTGTTCAAAAGTAAAAGACACTTCTGGAATAATCTCTTTCATGTTTCTAAAACTTTTAATATATAAGTTTTCAAGTATTTTTTTGGCAACACTAGAATTTTTTCTTGATGCTAAAGTTCCGCTTATAATCAATCCGCTAGGCACTTTTGGAATACAGATAAAATTATTGTTTTTAACATATGTTTTTAACATAAAATCTATATTCATTTTACAAAGAGAATCTGCATCTGTATAAAGACCGCCGTTTAAATATAAAATACAAAGTCTCCAAATATCTGATTGAGTTAGGGGGGTACACTGTGTATAATAATTATAAAGTTCTTCGCTGTATTGCTTAATATGCTCACTTCTATTTTTTGCACTAACATATCTATATTCCCAACCAGGGTTCATATTAATCCATGTCAAGGATGCCATTTTAAAATCATAAGGAAGATTTTCATACTCCCATTGATGGGTTTGCCATATTATTTTAGGTATATCCTTTTTCATTATATAAAATCTTTCCATTTGTGCTCTTTGCATAAATCCATGTAGCTTTTCTCAATACCATAATAATTTACAGAAAAGTCTGATTTAAAGTCTTGTTTTAATGAATTAGAATGTATGCTGCCATCATACTCAAAACATACTTTTTCTTTATTTAAAAACACCATAGAAGAAAATACATGTGCTCCTAGCCATAGCTCTTCTGCTGGATATCTACAAAAATTTTTTGATTTTTTTTCAATAGCATTGTATAGATCTAATACGTTATACTTTTTATAGGTTTTTGTAATAAAATCTATAATATCTTTTAGTATTTTTGATCTTGGAACCGCCGCAAATGACGAATTATTAATATGTTTTATTATTTTAAAATTTCCAAGTTCGTCTATAGTTTTTTGATTATATATGTCTGTAGTACAAAAAAGATCTTTGTTCCCATAGTCTTTATTAAATAAATAACTTAAAGGTGCTGTACAAAATGAATCCATATCGGTATAAAAACCACCATTTTCATATATAACCACATATCTCCAAATATCGGATTGAGTTACCTTATCAGCAAACATGTAATATTGATATATTTCTTTATCAAAATTTTTTACAGCTATGGCACGATCTATAGCAGAGTGATATATATGCTCCCAGTCTGGATTAAGATTTTTCCAAGTTTGAACACATCTTTTAAAATTAACTGGTAAATCATTATATTCCCACTCGTGGGTTTGCCAGATAATTTTTGGGATCATACTAGCATTATATAATACTTATTTTGTGTGATCCTTAAAATGATCAATCATCATATCAAATAGCTTATCCATCTTATCTTCAAGACGGGTTACTTGGTCTTTCATAGATGATCCGCTATTTGGTTTAAGCTCAGATACAATATCTTCAACATATTTTTTAACAATCCATCTTACTCCGATTCCTATAATTCCAGCAATGGATAAGATTGTTAAGATTAATCCAGCGAAGTCTTGAGCACTCATTCGCCTATTATAACATTTTTTTTAAGACTAAATACTTTTTAAAGGTTTCATCAATTATATCTAAGCCATTGGTAAAATTGTCTAAATGAATTCTTTTTTCTGTTTTTTCTCTAGGCATATGACCGCCATATTCTTCAATTAATCCATTACTAGAAAAAAAGTCGCTTATGACGCTGCTTTGCAGCAGAATGTCTTTATTGTAAGATATATTGAATTTTTCAAAAATTTTTATAGCCTCCGCAGTAGGATCACTCTTCATGCTTTCAAAATCAACAAGATGAAAATTTTTTTTATCAAGACACTTATAATAATAATCAACATAAACTTTGTATTCTTTTAAATATCCCAATATTGTATTTATTAAAAAAACATTGTCTTTGTTTATATCATCTATTTTTATATGTTGCATATTTCTATATAGGTGAGACGACATAACTTCATAAGGATTTCGGATCACAGATACCATGTATAAATATGGGTTATCTAAAATGTAAGGTATATGGGTGGAATGAATAAAATCTAGCTCAGGCTGATAACGTGATAAAAAGTTAGAGAAGAATAAAGATCCCGAACGTGGATAGCAGTTTACTACAAGATGTTTGGACATTTCTTCCATTTTTATATTATAGCATTAAGTCGGCGGTATAAAGCCGAGCCGAAAATAGAAATACTAAACACCTTATCCACCCTATATGAATGAAACATTCACTATGTGATACTTGTTGACATATCTATGCTCCTGGCTGTATACTTGAATACTTATGGTAGAAACATTAAAAGGTTTAGTAATTCCTGTGCTTACAGAAAAGCTTAAATTACATCATAGTATTTATCGTTTACCTTGTACATCAGAATTCCTGGAAGAACTAGTTAGCGACTCTCTCCAATCTGTGGGGTATACCAATGACTGGAAGCCCAATAGAAGCCATAGCATCAGCGTAGACATGAATTTAGATGTAGGTCCGTCATTTAGTATCAAATCAGGAGTTTATGATGACCAGAAGGGAACTTTGACCTTTTCTGGATCCCGTCTCGGAAAACACAAAACCCTAGATGAAATGATTAAGTCTATAAATGACACTAGTGCAGATTATTATATATGTGTAGCCAAGAGAGAGAGTGATTGGTCACCTACCCCGACAAAAAGTGAAATTAAAAAATATTTTGCTTTTGTATTTAAATCAGATTTAATAAACTATAATGCTATGTGGGATACAAAAGAAAACGGTGTCTTCTTTATGGGATCTGAAGGACTATATGCTAAAATAGTACCTAGTATGTCTCATCAATTGTGGACTACTGTTTCAACAAATATAATAGGAAAGCCAGAGGAAATACATGCCTAAATATATCTATAAACCAATCGTTGAGATTGTAGAAGAAACATATAAAGAGCATACAAATAAAGATATTTACGATGTTCTTGGAGCCATTGATTTTTCAATGTGCAGACTTAACATTGTTGCCAATTCTGAAGCACAGGCTACTGCCCTTCGTAAAGGCATAACAGATGTTCGCATGTGGACTTTAGAAGAGGTTAGGGACTAACAAGCTATATGTCTGATGATGTAAAGCCTTGGGATTTGCTTAATCCTAATGAGCCTAGATCTCCAGAAGAGCTTGCAGCATACCGCCTAGAAATTTGCAAGAGTTGTGAATGGTTTAGGCAAAAAACAAAAACATGTAGTAAATGTGGTTGTTTTATGAAACTTAAAACAACTTTAAAAAAGGCAAACTGCCCAGTGGGAAAGTGGTGAAATATGAATCAACAAGAAGTTGTTCAACTTATGCTAGACACGATTGAAGAAGATAATCGTATGTTTTGTAAGCAAGCTGGACTAACAGAAGAGCAAGCAGAAGAAAATATCGCAAAAAGCAGAGACTCTCTAAAGTTTATGATGAGCCATATTTATGGCAAGCTTGTTGAGCAAGGCGTTATTAGTCTTAAAAATATAGACAACTAAATATTATTATTCCATATAATGGGTCTGCCCATATTGTCAATAGGCTTTATGTCAGCAGACTCATTTTGGGATGTGGTTTCTTCTATGCATTGAGAACAAACCATTTCTGAAAAAATTTTTACAGCAGTTGATGTATATTCCATTTATCCATTATACTGTATACTTAGATAAAAGGAGAAAGTATGATTTTTCATAAGCATTTGTTGGTTAATGCCAAGGTCCACAATCCTATGCGTTCGGAAGAAGAGGCTATTGATTTTCTTACCCGCCTTGTAGAGCGTATTGACATGAAGATTATTAAAGGTCCATTTGCTGCATATGTTGACAAACCAGGAAATGAGGGTTTGACAGCTATTGTTATGATTGAGACTAGCCATATCGCCTTTCATATTTGGGATGCACAGGATCCATCATTATTACAGTTTGATTTATATACATGTGGATCTTTAGATCTACCGCTTGTATTTGAAGAGTTTGCAAAAGCATTTGATGTTATAGAGCTTGATTACGAATTGTTTGATAGGGCCAATGGTTTTGTCCTTGAACAAAGTGGTCACTATCCAATCTGAAAAAATTTTCATTTTGACAAAATCTGAATATTTTCTAAAGATGTACGATACATACATATAAAAAATAAACATAAATAAATAGAGCGCACACAGTGGTGCCACCGATTTTATGCGATCTAGTGGCACCTTTTTTATCTAGTGATTCGCTAGCGTTCCTTGTAGGTATCCGTCAATCCCTAGAATATCGCAAGTAACTTTGACTCGCTGATTTCTTTTGAGATTCTTGCGATACATCTCAATAAAGTAACTAACCTCTTCTTTAGATTTTAGTTCCATGTCGTGTGTATCGCCTGCCATGTTAGTGATTCTTAGTCTCACTTAGTTTTCCTTTCTGCTACATGGTCACAAGGTGTGACTTCATGTTCTCCATTCAGGTAGTAGTAGATTCTCCCACTACCTCCACACATTGAGCACTTACTCATGGATATATCCTCTCATCTTCTTTCATAACATAATCAAGGTAATCATAAAAGCCCTGCTCGTATGCGATAGGGTCTACCGCTTTGAGAACATCTGAGGGCGCATAGAGCAGATTCCCAATCACTATCTGCTCATTCGTTTCATCTAGCATCTGGTCATAAAGTGGATAAAGAAACTCTTCATTCATTTTTAGTCCTCCTCTACATCTAGAATCTTTATCATGTGAACACCATGACCATCAACGGAAGAATAGAAGAATGAGAACATAGATTCTAGATTCTCCTCTTCTGTTAGCGTTGGGTCATTCTCAACATCAACATGGAATGACGCTGTTATTGTGTAACTTGGCATTTTATAGACCTGCCCTTTCTTTTACTCGCTTGTAGAGTTTGCTCAACTCTTCTCTGTTATTCTCTGAGAGATAGCGAATCGCATTTCTCTCATCTTCGGTCATTGCTTGCCAGACCTTGTCTGCTTCTTTCATTTCTGCGACATAGTCATGGTCATAGGTAGAGACGAATCTCTTTCCGTGATAGTGAGCAACATCTGCTCTGATTTCATCTGCGTAGTTATCCATTGTGGACACTTCCTTTCTGTATGGGTGAATCTTAGCACATTGGTAGGCTAGGCACAAGCCCTAGCGGTGTGATGTTAGTCACAAGCCTTGGAGCAGATATACTTAGCATGAGTGGCGATATATCCGCACTCATCGCATCGTAGATGCCCTAGCCTTTCCTCAAAGGAATGGTCAACTTTCAGATTCTCAAATATGGAGTTCATATTCGGAACCTCCTTTCTTTCTATGGGAGAATCTTCCCACACTTTCCCGAAAAAAGCAAGTCTAAACACGGCGTGTCGCATGTGAGTTATACCACATTCAAAATGTACCAAATGTCCAATTTTCCGGCTGCCCCATTTGTCCGATTTATGTAGTTACGTACGATGTGATCTTTCTCACAAAAATATTTTTCAAAATGTCCGTTTTATGTGCATTTCCGATTAGGTATTGTCGGAGGGGTGTGCTAGACTTACGGAGTAAGCAGAAAGAAAGGAAGTGCCAAATGGCAACTGAAACATTCAATAAGTACACGATGATGAAAGTAGGCGATAGAATCGCCATGACTAAGTCATCATCAAAAATCAAGGGTGGAATCATCACCGAAATCAGAGGCGTGAATCAATACGCCAAGACTATCAGGACATCAAATGGCGGTGTCTTTCACATAACTAGGTGGAATCCAAGCGCCTATGAAATATTCCGTGATAGAAATCACATCCCTACCGCTTGATATTGTCGGAGGGTAGTGCTAGGCTTATCTCATAACTAAATAAGGAAACAGAGGCAGTTTGAGAGTGTTCTCGCCTAATGTCCTAAGTAATAACTCTCAACTAAGAAAGGAAAAC